TGTGAGAACAAACGAGCGTTGTTCAACTTGTTGATTGCATCAGCTAACTGATTACGGATAGCCAACATTGGATCTTCGCCAGCAGCCAAGATTGCAATGTCATCTACAGCGTATGCGAAACCTCTGTGAACGATAGAAGCAATTTGTGTTGCTGTACCGATCTTCTGTGGTGTTAAGTAACCAGAAGTTGAAGTTCCCCAGTTAGCTGCACCTGTCATCACCTCTTCAGTTGGTGCTACAGGGTTAAACTCAGGAACTTGAATACGTGTACCGCCTTCTTTAGCATCTAAGAAACTGTTTCTTACAACAGCTCCACTTTTAACAAATTGGCTACGCTCTTTAATTGCCTCTTGGACATAGCGAGCCAAATTATTCCTCTTTACGATGTCTGCTAAAAGGACACCGCCAGAGTAATTCTGAAACGGGGCAGCCATTTCTTTCTCCTAAGAATTACGGTTTACTTGCCTAAGTCACGGACTTAGAAATAACACTCTCAAATCACGGATCTTTAAGTGTTACTGAGATGCCTCTTTTTGCAGCACGGCTGCTAAATCAGGGTCTTGATTGGATAATAACATTTGTTGCGTGAGATTGCCCGTTTTCCAAGGGTTTTCTTGCCCTGGAGCGACATTAGATGTAGGGCTTGGTTTTGTACCCATACCAGCAGAACTGCTCGCTTTAAAATGATGCTCCCATCCACTTCCAGGGTTCTTCAAATTGTTAACGTAAGTACCTAAGTCTTGTTCAACTCCACCATTCAAAATAACAGTTTTACCATCACTGCTCTTTTGTAATTTGTCTTGCAATAATGCCAAAGTTTGACCAGCATTAATTGCTCCAGCATTACTTAAAGCAGATAAAGCTGTCGTACGTGTCGCAGCATTTTCCGTAGAACGTTTTAACTCATCAATTTGAGTCTTTAAAACGCTAATTTCTTGATCTTTTTCTTGAGCTGTCTTATTGGCATCTTCCCAAAGGGGTTTATACATCCCTTGATCTTCTAATGCCTTTTTACGATCATCGTAATACTCACCTATTTTACTTTTTGCGTTTTGGAACGCTTTTTCTTTCTCCGCAAGCTGTCCTTTTAATGCTTCAAATTCAGCCAAAGGGACAGTAGGAACTTCAGGTGTGGCAGGGGCTTTGGGAGTTTCAGAAGCAGTCACGGACTGTTCTTCAGGAGTCACGGACTCCTGCTGAATTACTCTTTCTTCCATGTTTATTCAGTAATAGTAGTTTTAGGTGTAGCAGGTTTAGAAGGTGCTTTTGCTTTTGGAGCTGGAGCTGCTTTTGGTGGACAAGCAGGAGGATTTAAGTCCTCAAACCTCATTTTTTCAACGGGCATAGATTTTAATGCACTTAATTATTATTCTAGTCTATTAATTCTTTTCAACTTCGTTTGCATTAGGTAAAACCTCACCCTGCACTAAAATATCTCTAAATTCCTCTCTATCAATAACTTGTTGATCAAACAAGGAAGTTAAAGCTGTTATATCTTGACCAATTAACCTATCAATATCAAAATCACGACTAATTTTGACTTCTGGTGGCTCAATTCCTAAATAATCAGCCGATAAATTAAACGCTTTTTGCATTTTTTGCTCCAAATCCAAAGAAACCATCGAAAGCATTGAATTTGTATCTACACGGTCTAAACGTCTTGCATCTGCTGATTCTGCAACAAATTTTTGCTGTGAAAGTGTACTAATTCCTAAAGTTGCCATTTGCAACTGTAATTCTTGTATTTCTGCTGCTTGTGCTTCAAATGCACTAGCTGCTGGCTCCACGTAATAAACTTTATTTCCTGGTTGAGTTGCCATCGCATAGTTAACACTTATAGCCATATCTTTCGTTTGATCATCCCAACCTTCCATTACCAATAACGGCTGTGAAGCAACGTGCAAACTATGAATCAAGTCAGCTTGACGTTGAAAATGAGCCAAATTCAAATAAGCAATATCTAATAACGGTGGTTTACTTGTCATCGTGTCTGTTTTTCCTGCATAAACAGTCACTAAAGGTATTTCACCTAACGAAAAATCACCTGATTCGACTAATTCATAGTCTTTTTCATCAGATGGAGAGTCAAAATTACCTGCAAAACTTTCATCTTGCGTGTACATATCTTTCGTAGTCTCCTTTCTTCGATAAATCTTGTATTCCCCTGGCTCAATTACTCTAATTTGATCAAAAACTTTCTCTCCAAATTCTCCATCAGGGACAACTGCCTTTTCCGCAATCCTTACTTGTATTAATTTTCCATAATTAACTTCTCTATCTAATCTCCAGCCATAAATATTTGAAGGATCAACTTCAATCCAATATGGTCTGCGATTTTGCCGTCTTTCTTCCGCAAGACTTATAGCTCCCGTTGGAGCAGGAAAATCAACAAGGGTATTACTATGACCATAAGTTAAAGCACAAATTAATAATCTTCTTGCATATTCGTCTAAATCTGATCCGCAACCATCAACATCTTTAACAAAGACATCAGTCCAATATGGATCGCCAATAACTGTTATAGGTTTTCTTAAAATTAATCCTGTTGCAGCTCTAACTAATCTTTGTGTATAAGGAGAAAATACAGCACGGTTAACTCTTGATAAATATGCGTCATAATCTTCTCTCGGTTCTAATGGGAGAAACGCTTGCGAATTATCTCGTAAGTATTCCGTCCCTAAACTAACTGCTTTCATTATTTCCCACGATTTTGTCATATCTAAAACAGCTCGTGTCTTAGAAAATGGATTATCACCCCCACCTAAATAGGTTTGGCTAACAACATTAGTACGAATTGACCCTGGTACTGAGTATGTCATCTAACGTTTAAGGCTCTCAACATTGCATACAGTCTAAACGGTCTTTCCTCGTTTACTTTTTCTTTGCACTACTCTTTTTCTTACTTGTAGATTTTTTACCGCCTTTTACTTTCGCAAGATAAGCTTCACATCTTTTTGTTCCAGCAGATTTTTTCATGGTTTTTAATAGATTCTATAACCAGTTTGACCTAAAGTTTCAGGTTTCGCTAAATTAAATTGCTGCAAACATAAATACCCGAAAGCATCAAAAGCATGATCAACACCAAGATTTTTATTCGGTAGACCTGTATTTGGGGCATAAGTCAGAGTTCTTAACGATTTGATTAATTCTTTACATCTTGGATGAATAAATGTCCTACGAACACTATTTGCATCAAACAAAGCAGTATTAACAGCAGTAATCTTATCTCTTATCTTCCAAGGTGCTTTAGGAGAAGAAACATTAAACCCACTTCGGCGGAGGATACTGTGATCTGTTGCACCAACACCTGAAGTTTTTCTAGCACCACCTGTAGGGTCAGGACAAGCAACAATTCTTCGATCTACTCCATATCTTCTCGTTACTTCTTCCGCAAAATCCCATGTCGTAGCACCTCCAGTCATAATTATTTCATCAAAGACATATAGCGTGTCATCCTTTTTAACAGCACAGATACCAGACATCGGATCAACGTTAAAGTCAACACCCAGCAACAGAGGCATCACACTAATATCCTCTGCCTTTGTAGAAATGTTTGCATCACCAAAGCTAATAGCCACTAATCCAGTTAAATTTTCAAAACTAGCTTCAAATTCTTGCCTAAATGTTCGCTTATCTAATTGTGACCTAGCTGCCTCAACCTCCTCTTTTGGAACATTACCCCCCTCAATCGTTGTATAACACCATCTTTTCCATTGCTTAGTAGGATCTTCCTTGCAATAGCACCACAAATCATAAAACCAACTAGCAGTTCCATCAGGTGTACTAATAAATAACGCCCATCCCTGTTTATCTGCCAAAGCAGGTCGTATAACTTCAAACCATACCTCTGCATCCATAAATGCAGCCTCATCTAACACAACACCAGCTAAGCTTCTTCCCCTCAATGCCATCGCATTCTCAGTTCCCTTCAATTCAATAGTTGACCCATTAATTAATTCCAACCTCAAATCAGTCTCATTCTTACTTTCAATCCATACCCTCGGTACTAACTTCTTTAATGCCTTCCACGCAATATCTTTCGCCATCCGATATGTCGGAGCACAATAAAAATAAGTCTCCCCTGGCCTATCAATCGCTCCCTTCAACAACTCAATACAACTTAAATAACTCTTCCCAAATCTTCTCCCAGCTACTAACACCCTAAACCTTCTCTTATCGTTGAACACCTGCCCCTGTGCCCACCTTAAATCAATATCTAACCCTGGTTGTGCGGTTTTAACTGTCATAACCTATTATCCTATACATAAGTCCTTGATTTGTAATCGTGCCTAGAAAAAATCAAGCAATTGATGACCTCATCTTAAAAAGACAACAACAACTTTATAGAAGACAAACTGAAGGGCTCCCCGCTAGAGCACTTGTCGTAGATCATGCTAAAACTTACGGAATAACTGAACGTCACGCTTGGAGTGATTGGAAGCAAGTTAAACAATGGAACGACGAAGATTGGTCTAAAGATAGAGAAAATATGATCGCTCGCATCCAAGCAATGAGGCTTCGTGCAATAGATAAAGCAATGAAAAAAGGGCAACTTCAAACAGTTCAAACTCTCCTAGCAGACCTTGGTAAAGTTGTAGGCGAGGCAGAAGAAGTCATAAATATTAAGGCTCCTGAACTTTCTATTAGGGTAGAGAATAAAAAACCTTAATTTCGAGAATATATTTAGGTTCCCCCACTCTTGGGCAAAATTCGGAAATTCTCCTACCTCACCCCTACCTCTCACTAAATCCTCAAGGTTTGCGACTGCCTCGAGCTGGAAAAGATTTAATAGATTAATTGTTAATTAATTGTTAATTTAATAATCTCTAGTCTAATAAGTTAGAAATCTCTGGTAGAATAGGGATAACTTCAGACATTCTCGCGTTAGCTTTCAACTTTTTCTCCCAGCTCAAAGACTATTAGTTGATTCTCAGCAAATCCTCTTTCCTGAGCTACTGAAAAAGAACAAAGCGAAAAAAGAGAAAAGACCACCTAAAAAAAACAAATCCAAACTAAACAAATGGAATCGTTTTTAATTCTTGCCTGTGTTGTGTATCTGCTTTACTTCTTCTTAAAAGAAATCAAAGCATACTAAACAAAACAAGAAACAAACCAAACAAACCAAACAAACAAAATGACAAACCGATTCAATTCTTTAAAAAATCCATCTACTAATAAGAGATGGTTGCTTAAGGATCTATTAATCGAGACTCAAAAGCTAGACAACAGGCTTTCAAAATTAGAATCAGCAACTAATTTAGAATACAGTTGGTCTAGAATCTGCAAAGAAGCAAGGGTATTAATTCAGAAACAAATTGCAGAAGAGACCAAAAGTATCTGGTCAGACTTGAAGAGAGTTAACCAATCAGAAGCTTTAAGATTTGAGTTAATCAATCATCCTAGAAAATAGGTTTAATCAGATAGAGAGTTAATTCTCTCTATCTTTTTTTTATTCAATTATCTTTTAAAAAAAATGACATCTACAGAATTGAAAGATTCAGTTTTCGATCAATTAGAAAACTACACAAGAAACATGACGAAAGAGGATATTTTAAAATCTTTTATTAGTTTCTTGTCACAGTCTCAGATAGAAGAATTAAAAGATTCATTAGATAGGGATTATTTCTAATGAAAAATTTAAAAGATCTTTACCCAGAATTTACTGATTATGTTTTTTCATTTTATGGAAAAGGTGGTCTTTATGATATGGGAGCGACTAGGCAACAAATTATTAGGGCTACTTATGCAAGATTAAATAGTCTTGATCATGTAAAACTTACATTTGACCAAGACACAGTTGATAGAGAAATCGTAAGAGATATTTTAATCAAGAAATTTGAATTAGTTATGCCATAAAAAAACCAAACAACAAACCAACAAAACCAACAAATGAACAAACTTTTAGAAAGTGAAAGTTTTCACTTAACTAATAAATCAGGAAACTTTAAAACTGGAAAAATGGCAGTAAGCACAAGTTCTAGAAAAACTTGTGACGCTAAAGCATGCCCATTTCATAAGGATAATGGTGGTGGATGTTATGCCGAAGAAGGTTATCACTTAAGAATGCATTGGGATAAAGTAACAAGTGGTGAACGTGGTTTAAAATGGAATTTATTTTTAGAACAATTAAAAAAGCTAAAAAAAGGAAGTGAATTAAGAATTAATCAAGCTGGAGATATTGTTCTAGATGATTTAAATAATATCTCTGAAAAATATCTAAATGGAATTATAGAAAGTACAAAACATTTAGCAGCGGTTTGGACTTATACGCATCATAATTTAGAGACTAAAACAAACATAAAAAGGATCCAGGAAAGCACTAAAAAAGGTTTTGTAATCAATGCTAGTACTGAGAATTTAAAGACCGCTGATAAGCGATTAGAACAAGGTTTACAGACTGTAAGCGTTATTAGTTCTAATGATCCTAGAATAGAAAAATACAAAGGAAGTGATAATAAAACCTATTGGAAGCAAAAGGAAGAGATTAAAACCCCTAAAGGCGTAAAAGGTGTTATTTGTCCAGCTCAACGCTTTGAAAATGAGAAAATTAATTGTAAAAATTGTAAGCTTTGCTCAAAAGTTCGTGATTATCCAATTATTTTTATAGCCCATGGAACTGGAGTAAAAAAAGCTAATCAAGCACTAAACCACTAAAACCAATTATTAAACCAATGGCAAACCACGCACAAACGCTTCAATCTAATTCTGAAGAGATCAAAGCCTTATTAGAAGAAAATAAGGATAAATCAAAACAAGAAGTGAAACTTCTATTGATGAAAACTTTTAAATGTTCAGACAAAACCGCTGGTAGATATTACGACCGTTTTACGGTTGCAGATTATCCGATATTAGAACTAAGCGATAATAAGAAAGAATTAAATACAAAGATCACAAGAGCATTAATAGGCATTGTGGACGATGTAAACACCCTAAGTTGTGAAACTACAGAAGAGATAAAAGAACAATTGGAGCTGCTAGATATTGCAGCAAAAGTAACGAATAACATAAAAACTTATTGACTGTCCGCTGGACAGTCGACAGTCAAAAGCTAGGTGTTAATTCACCTAGTTTTTTTATTACTTTCTATCTTTCTATTGACAATCTCTACTTTATTAGTCTACAATTCTATTAAGTCCATAAGGACTAAAACCAACCCAAACAAACCGAGGTATCAACTATGTCTAATCAATTTACTGAAGCAGAGATAGAAAACATCAAAGAAGAAATTTTAGAGGATAATCCCGATATTAAAGAAGGAACAATTCAATTTGATGAAGCATTCAAAGAGCATTGCATAGGCAAAGACTATTACTCCTATAATGGTCATCCTTCATTGTCCGATTATGCACGAAATAGATAGAAGAATGAGCAAAATAAAAGAATTCCTAGCATTGAAAAATGCTCAAAAATCAGAACTTGAAAATAAATACTTTGAGGGTGAAATAAGTCCCGAAGAGTTTTCAAGAAGAAAGACTGCTTTAGACATGGAAACTGATCATTTAAAACTATGAATGGCAAAATCATGAATGACTCAATTCAACTTCCTGAGGAATCAAAATGAGCACACATAACAATGGGCATAATATCAAATTTGCTCAACCTTTAATAGATGAGTTATTAACGAAATTAGGTGATAAGTGGTTTAATTCTTCTTACCATAATGATTTAGCTGCTTCAATTTGTATTGAATACAAAAAAGAAAAATGGCTTTATGTCTTTATTCCTAATGGTTTAATAGATAATTTTGACAATGAAGAATTTAATAAATTTTCCGTAAGTAATGAAGATGACATCATCAAAGAATGTGAAACGATTGAAGAAGTTATCAAATTCACAACTAATTTTTTAATAGATCATGCCTAGTATTACTTTTACAAATTTATGAAAGTCATGAATGCCATTATGAATGGCAAAGTATTGCGATTCCAGGTAATGAATGGCAAAAGAGTATGGATTGATCCACCTAGTGATGAATGGTTTGCATATGAAGCAAATCCTAGTTATCAAAAACGGATTAAAAAAACAAACCTACAAACCAATTTATTTACAAAACCATGAAAAAACAAACAAAACTATCTGAATTGCACATCAGAAGAACAGAACTTCATAAATATATAAAGGACTTAGATCATCAGGTTTACACAGAAATGCGATTATTGAATGACAGATGGGCTGGATATAAAATTTTAAGAGAAAGTAGCTATGAAGCTGAAAGTAAAGACTGGTATGGGGAAGAAAGTGAATCTTGCAAAAAAATGACAGGTGAAGGTTTTGAATTATGGAACGGTACAGCAGCAGATAATGCCGAATATCTAAAGAAAGCAGCAATAGAGCATGCAAAGAAAGCAACTACAACACAAACGAAGAAGGAAGCAGCAGAAAGAGAATTAGAACAGAACTGGAAAGATATAAAAGAAGAAGAAGCTAAAAAGGAGGAGGTGAAGTCATGACCAACCCTATGAATGAAATCATTTCTGAGAGTCGTTATTTTACCGACTACGAACTTGGACTTATGCATGAATGGGCAGAAAAGGAAATTAAATCTAGGAAAAGGATTCCTAATGAAGCACATCAGGCAAGAGCGTATGAATTTGCATCAAAAATATTAAGAGCGATATATGCAAGAAAAGTGTCAAAGATTAGCTTTAAGGATCACAACTCATGAATGAA